GTTGGAATGGGTCACGGGATTGCCGGGGAACTGAAAGCGGATGTCCCAGCTGGCCAGCCCGAGATGCCAGTTGGAGGTATCGCCGAGGTAGGTCGTCGTGAAGCTAAGGCCGTTAGGGGCCAGGGTGACCGTCATGTCGTACTCGGAGCCGCAATGATCGCGCAAGGTCGAGGTGATGGTCGTGCCGATCAGGTTGGCCAGTTCGCCCGCGGCCGGGTTCCATGTCCAGGAGCAGGCGAAGGAATCGCCTCGGGAGAATGTGACGGTGTTAGCCATGTCGGTCTAAATCTGCGGGGGCGGGCATCCCGTCGAAAGGTTCGACTAGGGATGGGGTCAGTAGACGTTCGTAACCTTGAAGCCTGACGGGCTGTCGGCGTCCTCAAGCGACCATGTCACCGTGAAGGCCTCGTTCCCAGGAGCGAAGTAAGGTTCATCCCAAGCCGTGAACGGCGGGAAGGGTTGCACAGGCAGAATGAACGGCGGGCGGATGTAAAACTTCTGAGCGCCGGTAAACGTCCTGACGATCTCATCCGAGCCCTGCATATACCTGACCTCGAAGGTCCGGCGGTATGCCCATGAAGCGTCATGGAAGAAGAAGACGTAGGTCGTGTTGGTATCCTCGAGGTCTCCATTCGTATAGAATGTCCGGCCATCGGGAAGGGTGACGAGCCTCGGGTTGGTAAGGACGGTGAACTCAAAGTGATTGACCGCCCCGTAGTATACGCCGCCGTTGAAGAAGACCTGGCAGTCTCCCTTCGGGCATTGGAAGGTTGGCGCGTTGTTGGTGCCTTGATATAAAGTGGATGAACCGCCTACGAAGTAAGGTCCAATCTGCTCCTGATTGCTCGGGACTATGGCAGATGTCCAGTCATCGTCGGGATCGTATGGCTGCTTAGTCGCCGTCATGCTCGCAAACGCCACTCCGCCGAAAGAGCCAGCGGGCTGCGGTCCTCCGTAGACGGTCCAGCCGCGCTGCGGTCCGAACAAGGTCTCAATGGTCCTGACCTCGACGTTGGGCGGGTCGTTGTTCGTCGAGAGATGGTACCGCGTGGCCTGATAGGGGACGCCGTTATAACTGACGATGGAATCGACCGGGTAGCTGGTCGTCGGGTTCCACGGCGGGTAGGCCATGATCAGACCGAAGGTTGGGAACTGATGGCGGCCCAGTACCAGACGGCCGTATTGGCGCCGGCCTTAAGGCGGTTGCAGACGAGGTTACCGTAAGAGAAGGGGATGGTCTCGTACTTCGTTCCCTCCTCGGTCTCGGTGACGTTGACCTTTGCGAGCGGATAGTAGCCCGTGGTCTCCGTATCCCCAGGGGCGACGGCGCCTGCATGGAAGACGATGGTCGCCGTGCGCGGGAAGAAACTGTCCACCTCATGGGTGAGCATGACGCAGATGTAGCCGCTTGAGGGAATCGTAAGTTCAGGTTTCTCCGATGCGTCCAGATAAACCGAACCGATCTTCGGGACGATGCGGTTGACCGTGCCCGGAGAGATGAGGTATTTGTTCGTTCCGTTGTACGAACAGAAGAGGGGACGGTACTCGCCCTGCTCCGGGTCGTTGAAAGGCGAGCCCGCGTTGATGCTGAAGCCGTACCCACTGGAGGTGAAGCCGTAGCCGTTGCCCGGTTGAATCTTGCTCATGTTCCGCCCGTCGCCCGGGTGTAGACTTGCTTGGGATAGCCTTCGGCGTTGAACCGAATCTCGTAGTTAATCTTGAAGATTTTCGGGACGCCTGTCTTGAGCACGCAGTAGTCCTCGAAACTGACCTGAGACAGCAGGATGGTGTCCATTTCCACGGTCTTGACCGTCGTCGTCCAGGTCGTGCCGATGTGGTCTGGGATTAGCTTCAGTCCAGAGAATTGGTTGGTGTTACTGGTCTTGCCGACGGCGTTCCTCATCTTCGCGACATCGGCGATTCGGTCGGTATAGATCGAGCCAGAGAAGGAGGTCGTCGGGGCGAGGTATTGGTTCTTTCCGTAGAAGGCCTGCTTCGCCCCGGTCGTAGAATCGAGGAAGCCGACGAAGCCGCCGGCGTTCGTGGCCGTCCCCTTGAAGTGAGCGCCGAACTCTCCGCCTACGCGGTACTCGGAGTTGATGCTGGAGGCCGTGAAGGTCGTTCCGTTGCCGGCGATGGCTGTCGTGAAGGGAGCGGTCGGGCCGAAGAAGTTCGGATGGGTCGTGATGTGCTCAGACGTCAAGCCTGTCGAGGCGGTGACGTTCGGAAGGGTGACGTTAGGCTGGACCTCCGGGTCGATGCCTACGTACTCCGCGTCGATCGTGTCGAGGTCCAGGGCGCCCTTTGTCAGCGAGAACTTGTGGACGAACAGGGCGGCGTAGTTCGGATGGACCTGACCGCCAGAGACTGCCGTACCGCCTGAGGCCTTGTCGACCAGGTACGTTACGCGGCCAGTGAGGAGGCCGTAGCCATCCGTCTGGTAGACGCCCCCGGGCTGGAGCATCTTGGTGGTGAGGGCGTTGCCTGCTTTTACGATAGCCATTTTATTATGAAATTAGAGTCCGCTGCGAGTGGCAGGGGTGTTCGGGGTGGCTCCCTTGTTGGTGAGGTTCGGGTCAACCGCGGCGCCGTTCGTCCTGCCGGCGATGACTTGAAGGCAGGCGAGCTGCTCGCGGGCGATGCCCTGCTGTTCCATGAGCGCCGAGACGACGGGGTTCTGGCCCACGCCGATCACGCTGCCGGAGACCGCGGAGGCCGTCTTGTCCTTGGTGTCGGCGGCCTTGGCCTTCTCGTCCTTTCCAGCGGCTCCGATGGCGGCGAGGATGGCTTTGGCGGCTTCGCTCTTCTTGGCGTCTGAGGCGGCAGGGCCGGTCTGCTTGGTGGCTCCGCTTGCTCCCATCGCGACAAGGGCGGCGGTATGCGGCACGTTGCTCAGGAGGCCTGACGCGATGTTTGCTCCGGCTCCCTTCATGCCTGAAGGCAAGACAGCGTCCTGCACGTTGAATCCGAATGTGGCGGCGCCCTCGGCGATCTTGGAGATGAACCTGGAGTAACCGTCGTAGGCTTTGAAGATGAAGGCTACGAAGACCTTCATCTTGGCCGTGATGGCGTCCATGCCGTCGTTATAGTCCCCGATCATCTTGAGCGTCTTGGCGTCCACGATGGGGGCATTGGCGATGTCCTTCGTCAGCTTCTCGTATTCGGCGAGCATGGGCAGGATGTCATTGCCAATCTTGTCCCCGAAGAAAGCCGTCGTGATGAGCAAGCGCTCGGAGTCGTCGGCGCTTCCGGCCATGGCCTTGGAGATGGCGAGGAAGACCGCGGTAGCGTCCCCGGCCTTCAGTTGCTCAAGCGAGATGCCGAGGGCCTTGAACATCTCGACCTTCTTCCCCGTGCCGGCGGCGGCCTCGGCCATATCCACGCGCAGCTGACGGGTCGCCTTAGCCAGGGCGGAGACGGACACGCCGGACTGCTGCGCCGCGAAGGCCAGGCCTTGGAACTGCTCGGCCGACAGACCCGAACGGTCCACCTGATCGGCGACGGCGCCGAGTTCCTTGAAAGTATTGGTGACGAAACCGAGGGCCTTGTCGAAGAGCAAGGTCGCCGCGAACCAGCCCGCAATCTTGTTGCCGATGTCCTTGCCAGCCTTCTTGAAAGAGTCGCCCAAGGAGTCGACGGACTTCTTCGCCCGGTTCGTGACCTGGTCAACGTCCGACTTTCCCTTCAGTTCGTATTCAAGTTTCTGCGACATTGGTCTCGGGGTTCTTTACCTCTGCGGAGGGGGCAACCTTTTCGAGGCGTTCCTGCTCGTCCATGAAGGCCTCCTCATCGGTCGTCAGAATCTTTGACTCCGACCCGTTGGCCGCGGCCCATGCGGCGTTCAGCCAGATGGCCTGACACTCCGGCATCTCCCACGCACGCTTCTCGTCGATGCCGTGCTTGATGAGCGCCGCCACCACCCCGAGCGGCCACGGGATACCCACGTCCTCGGCCGTGCCTCGCTTGCTTTCAGGGGCGTCCCAGAACTTGGGCCAGCAGTCCGTCATGCAGTAGTCTGCGAACCTTTCGCATTCGGTCAGGAACTTGCCCGGGCGGGTGTCGAAACTTTTGACGAACTTCACTTCGTCCTGGTCGAGCTCGCCGATGGGCTCCTCGGCGCAAATCTTGACGGCCGTGAACAGGTCGAGCGGTGTCGGGACCGAGGCCCCCGTGATCAGCGGGGACTCGATGGCCAGAAGCCGCACGCGGTACTTCAGGCAAAACGGATAAACAGGACGGCCAAGGATTTGTACCTTGGCCGCCGGGTCTGTAAAGGCGCGCAGAAATCTTCCGTCCACGCCCTTGATTCTACCCCTTTCGGGGCGGTGTCAATTAGGCGTAAGCGATGCCTTCGTAGTCGACCGCTTCGATGGAGACCGAAGTGAAACCTTTATTGGCCGATTTCTCGTCTACTTTCGTCACGATTCCGGTGAAGGTCTTTGTGGCAGTTCCGGCATTGTAAGAAGAATTGGTGTTGGTCGTGAAGGTGATCGTGGTTCCGAGGACAGGGACGGTCGCCGTCTTGCAGATGCCTTCGAGGGAGAGGGTCGTCTTGCGATCGTCCAGGCGGTGGGTCTTGGTCAGGCCCGCCTCATCTTGGACGGTGTCTTCATTGTTGAAGCCAGCGGAGATGGAGAAGGACTGCACGAACAAGTTCGTCACAGTTCCGTCGATGCCGTAGAGGCAAGTAGTTCCAGTAAGGATAGCGGCCATAGTCTTTGAAACTGCGGGAACGGGCAACCCTTATGAGATTGGGTTGACGACCACGGGGACCGTGTAGCTGAGGACCGTAGCCCAGGAGCGTTCGTCTCGGCCTTCGTCCTCGGAGTCAGGGATGACGTCGTAGCACTTGGCGTCACCGCCAGCCAGGAAGGCGGCCTTGATGCCGGCGATGTCAGCCATGGCCCCGGCCAAGGCAGCGCATCGGTCGCGGTGCTGGGTCAGGGTCGTATCGTCGGCGTTGGAGAAGAGGGTCACGCGGACCGAGCAGAAGTAGTTTCCGGCGCCTTCTGGCAGTTCGGGGGGCGTCCGGGCCGAGTCGCATAGGACAACGCACTTGGGCAGCACGTTGATCTCGGCGTTGTCGCCCGTGTAGACGGCCACGCCGGCAAGCCCGGACTCGGCGGTGAGGAAGGTGTCGAGGACGGCCTCAACGATATGGCGGGGAGAGATGGAGCCCATTGGGTTATTTGATTCCGTGTTTTTTGTTAAAGTTTTCCGTGTGATGCTTGAGCATGATTTCCATCATGGCAGGCATCTGCTTTACGCGGTTACCGTAGACTAGGTTCTTCACGTCCGCGGCGGTTGCAATCCCATCCGTGTCGCCCTTTCGGTTGCCAATCGTCAGGTCAAGGATGAGCTCGCCGACCGTGCGCCGTGACATGGCCACGATCCCGTCGGTGTTTGAATGCCTCTTGAGCCAGAGAGGAATCTTAGAACGACCGGCATTGGCTCGGGACTTAGGTCCACTGAGGCCTTTAGGCTTCGGAAGTTTAGCCAGGGTGTCCAACCAGCCAGCCTTGATACGGCCAACCGATTGCTGGCGCTGCTTGATGTATTGCTTAAGGACTGCGTCCTTGGCCTCGACGCGCTGCCAGAACTCGATGCCAGGACCGCCGTTCTTTCGGATGCGTCCGCCGAACTTCTTGAGCGCAGCCATGTGGACTTGCTTAACGCCTTCGACGCTGTCGATGACCGAACGGTTCATGGCATTGCCAGCCTCCTCTTGGCCGATGCGGTTGAAGTAGTTCTTCAGCTTACGGAAAGACCTGTTGGTCCCGAATCCATTATCGAACATCCGGGCGTAAAGGGCGTTGCCGGCAAAGAGGTCGGTATTCTCTCCCGCCATCTTCCAGAACTTGGCAGGGTTGTTCATGAATGCGGCCGAACCTAGCTTGCGGAACAGGCGGCCGCGGCGGCCGTTGAGCGAACCTGACCTCTGGCCGACGACGACCGAATGGACGTCGCCCTTGATGGCGGCATTTCCCACCATGCGGGCATCGTCGCTCATGCCATCGCCCCCGGCCTTCACGATCGGCGGGGTGAAAATCATGCTGTCGCGGCACATGAGCGCGGCCTGCTCCAGGAAGACATCGGTCATGCCATCGTTCGTCCCCATGACGAAACGGTTGATTGCAGCCATGAACTCATCACGGCTCTTAGGCTCGATGCGGCCCTCAAGGCTCATTGGTTATCATCAATCACCACGAGGGTGATCCAAGCCGAAAGGGTCTTATAAGTCTGGCTGGTGATGCGGACGACCTTACCCCCGACCGTCAGTTTCTTGCCGATGCCTAGGGCGGCGATGGGAACGCCTGCCACGATGACCGCCGCCGATGCCCCCGTAGACCCGTCTGGCTTCGCCCAGGAGGCCGTTGCAGCGGGTAGGCGGACGGTGTACTGGGTCCGCTCCACAAAGCCCCCAGATTCAAGCCCGGTCGTGTAGGCGGGTTCCGAGATGAGGGCCGAGAAGGTGACGGTCGAGCCGGCCGTGGCGCACGGGATACCTAGGTCGAAGGTGATTTCCTTCGCATCGTTCAGAAACTCTTGACCGTACAGGCTCATACATCTGCGGAGGTGGGCAAAAAAAAGGCCCCCATTTCTGGAGGCCTTTCATCGTGGGGCTTTAAGCCCCGGCGATTACGGGTTGTAGACCGCGGCGATCGTGCCGTTCGTGACCGCCTTGTTCGCGCCGAACATGAGTTCAGCCGAGGCGACCAGGTTGCGGGTGCTCTTGTCGGCCCACACGTTGTAGTAGATGCTCATGCCGAGGCCTTCGAGGGCGACGACTTCCGAGAC